CAGACATTTCTTCAATCCAACAAAATCTGACGAAATCTATACCATCTGCTGATTCACTCAAATCATTGGTTCCCGCTTCGGCTCAATCCGCAGTGGAATCGGCAGCATCATCTCTTCCAAAGGTGGTTCTTCCAAAGGTGGATACATCAAAGGTTATCTCCTCAGAAATCCCAAAAGTGGAAACAGTTAAAAAATTTGTCACCTAACCCTAAATATTATGAAAAAGAGCGAACTAACAGAACTCATACGAGAAATTATAATACAAGAACTACCTGGAATATTGGTTGAAATCATGGGATCTGCAAAACCCAAGATATCACCGATTCACCAACATCATCAACCAAAACCAAAGGTGGAAAAGGTGTATTCGAAAAACCCCATTCTCAATCAGGTTTTAAACGAGACCACGGGCGGTATTCCACAGGAAGCCGATTTCAAAACCCTTATGACTGCTGATGATTTGGGTAAAGCTGGGTCAGGCATTCCAATCCCATCAACTGATATCAACGGCAGACCCGTGGATGTGGAGTCCATGCCTGAACATCTTGTGGAAGCATTGACGAAGGACTATTCTGCCCTTCTAAAAGCAGCAGATAAAAAGGCAAAAGCTAACTACCGTAGATAATTATAATATATATGGCAGATAAAATTCCACTTGGTATTACGGTTCCGTTGAGATTGGGTCCACAAGGATACTTTGACCAATCCTACGACTCTATGGGTCAAGCCAAGACCAATCTGGAAAATCTCCTACGAACACGAAAAGGGGAAAGACCCCTCCAACCTCTCTATGGTTCTGATCTTCACTCTGTCATTTTCGATGGTAATACTGAGGAAATAGTTCCCATCATCGAAGATATCATCAAAAGGGAAGCAAGTTTCTGGATACCAAACATTATTATAGAAAGTATAGAAGTTGATAGAACATTGGATGATATTGATACTTATACAGCAGAGGTGAAGATTCGATTCTCTATGTCCGACATACCGAATAGTTCCCAAATCCTCCAATTTTCAATAAACAGCTAAAATATGGCTTTAACCCTAAATACTCAGAAGTCTTTTAAACCGAACAAAAGGGATGTGAAATATCTCAGCAAGGATTTTTCCCAATTCCAAGCTGCGCTTGTCCAATACGCTCAAACCTACTTCCCACAGACATATAGGGATTTCAATGCTACTTCGCCAGGTATGATGTTTATTGAGATGGCATCATATGTTGGAGATATTCTCTCTTACTACATCGATTATCAATTCAAGGAATCCTTGATGGTATATGCTGAGGAAAGAAAGAACATCATGTCTCTGGCTAGGTATCTCGGATATAAGGTACGTGCCTCCACGCCTGCAACAACTGAACTTGAGGTGTTCCAAATTCTTCCATCGATTCAAAGCGGCGATGGAACGATGCAGCCCGATTACAAATACGCATTGAACATCCTTGAGGGTATGGGAGCTGCCAACTCCACAGGCGTAACTTTCAGAACATTGGCTCCTGTTGACTTTTCCGTGAATACCCAGACTGACCCAACCGAGGTTACGGTATTCCAAAGGGATAATTCAAATCAACCACAGTTCTTTCTTTTGAGAAAGATGGTTCCTGCTTCTTCAGGAAAGGTTGTGACCAAACAATTCACGGTTGGAACCGCAGAAGAATTTTTCAGAGTGGAATTTCCAGAAACCAACGTTCTCCAAATCATCGATGTGAGGGATTCGGATAATAACAAATGGTATGAGGTGGATTATCTAGCCCAAGATTTGATTTTGATTGACTCCGAGAACATCAGTTTGAATGACCAGGAGTTTTCAAAATACAAGGACGCAGTTCCTTCTATAATGAAATCTTTGAGGACATCAAGGCGTTATACAGTCAACACTACTCCTGATAATTTAACTTATCTTGAATTCGGTGCCGGGGTTGATAGTATAGATGATGAAATCATTATTCCTGATTTGAACACAGTTGGGAGGGGTCTGACTGCTCAGCTTCGACAAGGAGCTTCATATGACCCATCCAATTTTTTAAAATCAAAGACCTATGGTTTGGCACCATCCAATACAGTTCTTAGTGTAACCTACGTTGTCGGCGGGGGAATCGAATCGAATGTCAATTCCAATGAACTGACCGTAGTTCAGAGAATTGAATTCGGCGGGGACACTTCCGATTACAGCCCTACCCAACTTGAGTTGGTGAATACAATAAGACGTTCGGTAAAGGTGAATAATTACATTCCAGCCATCGGTGGGAAGGGTTCGGAAGCCGATGAGGAAATCAGACAGAATGCCCTATCCAATTTTGCTGCTCAAAATCGAGCTGTCACGGATAACGATTACGTTCTAAGAGCCTACGCTATGTCTATGAAATTTGGTTCGATTGCCAAAGCGCATGTTGTTCAAGATGGGGAGTTGGATGTCACCTCTGTTCCAAACGCAATTATGCCTTTCGGATTCAACAATACCTTCAAGGAAGCGAACAACCCCTTTGCTATCAACCTCTACGTTTTGAGCTACGATGCAAATAAGAAACTGACTTATGCAAACGAAGTCATCATCAATAATCTCAGAACTTATTTGAATCAATATAGGATGTTAACGGATGGTATCAACATCATCAATGGATTCATCATTAATATCAGTGTTGGTTTTGAAATCATAACCTACAAGAATGTGAATAAAAAGGAAGTCCTAGCTAATTGTTTGTCAACGGCGCAGGATTTCTTCAATATTGATAATTGGACTTTTTCCCAACCAATCAACTTGAGTAACTTCGAACTTGAATTGGCAAAGGTCGAGGGAGTTCAATCGGTAGCTTCCGTTACCGTGAACAACCTCACAACGAAAGATGGCGATTATTCCCCTTTCGGATATGACATCGAAAAAGCAACAGTGAACAAGATAATTTATCCATCGCTCGACCCCGCTGTTTTTGAGGTCAAATTCCCATCCATAGATATTCGTGGTTCTTGTTTATAATTTTATGCACTATTTCATATTTCCAGAAAAAGACTCATTTGTTTCAAACGCCAATAATTTCAAAAATGATAATTTTGGGATGGATGCCGTATTGGAAATAGATAAAATCTACAGCACAGGATTATCCGATACCTATTACACAAGAGCATTGGTAAAATTCGATTCGAATGCTATCTCCCAATCTCTTGCTGATAATTCCGTTGTTAATCCAACATTTACATTGAATTTGAAAGTGGTGGATGCCAAGGAAATACCTTTGGATTATACCATAGAATGCTTCCCAATCAGTCAGAGTTGGGATATGGGACGAGCAAGAAAGTATGACCACATAACCGATGGTGTCAGTTGGAAATCTAGAAGCGTTGGACTCGATTCAGGTAGTTTTTGGGTATATGCCGATACTTCATCCTTTTCGGATAAAACCGGAGGAGGAACGTGGTATACGAGTTCAACTTCGACTCAATCCTTTTCATATGAAGTCGCAGATATCAAAATGGATGTCACCAACATTGTGAATCAATGGCTTTCAGGGAGTATTCCAAATGAAGGATTCATTCTAAAGCACACCGATGCAGCAGAACAAGACAAGAAAAATTATGGCCAGTTGAGATTTTATTCGAAGGATACCAACACGATTTACTGTCCATACCTAGATATTTCTTGGGATGATTCCGCGTTCTCCACGGGTTCACTGTTGCCTGTATCATCGTCTGTTTCCAAGGTAGCTTATATCAGTAATTTAAGCTCTCAATATGAGGCAGGAAGCACGGTGCGATTGAATGTGTTTTCCAGAGAAAAATACCCAGTGAAAACATTCAGCCATTCGTCGGATTATTTGGCGATTCGATACCTACCATCCACAACGTATTACGCAATACAGGATGTTGAGAGTGAGGAGATGGTGTTGAATTTTGATTCCAACACAAAGGTTAGCTGCGATTCCAATGGAAACTATTTCATGTTGAATATGGGCGGCCTCGCACAAGAGAGATATTACAAGATTATATTGAAGGTTGTTCAAAGTGGACAGGTCGAATACTTTGATAACAACTCCCCATTCAAAATCACCCGATAAGTTATGCCACTACCAGAATTTACAGCGAAATTTCCATCCGATGAAATTTCCGGTATCCAAATAGCCGGCACAGTAAGTTCCTCAAGGGACTCGTTCAACAATACTCTCTTGAATCTGGAACAAAACTCTGTGTCTGGCTCATTGTTATCCATCCCACTATCGAATGTGACATATAACGAAAAATACATCGAATCATTTTACGAGACCAAATTTACAGAGTTCGTAGAAACCCCATAAAATGCCAGTTTCAACATTCAAATATATTTCCGAGAATACTGGATCTTATACGCGTGGATTCTTTTTTCCAAAAAAAGAACTACCAATGGCTTTAAGTGAAAGCGTATTGAATTACCCATTCGGTCAATTCAAAACGAATGTCATCGAGTTTTCGGTATATAACACCAACGACGAATTGCTTGGTTGGAAAGTCATTGATCCAGAACGCTCATATACTCCAATCCATAGGACGTTTGTGGACTTGGCTGGAAACCTACAAAGCTATTCTTACAACCAAATTCAACAGAGTTTCTTTGTATTGCACGGGGAAAAACAAGTAACGAAATCAAATGCTGATGAATTGGTCGTTGCCCCTGTGGATGATTTGAGTTCTCTTGGCCTATCGGATGGAGCCTACTCGGTTGTTTACTCACCAATGGATAATGTTGTTGGTAATCAATCCGAAAAAAGCAGGCTTCTAATAAAGGACATTTCTCCATCACGAAAGGAACTAAAGGTAGTCCCTGTATCTGATAGGAATTCGTCTGATCCAGAATCCGCCGAGTTGAACCAACAATACGATTTATTCTTGTCAGGAAATATAAAAGTAAATCGAGTAATCGGTGATATTCTAAAGAACACTCGTTCGCCACGCATCTCGGATTTATACTATCAAGCCACATCGAGTCTCGATCAAAAAACCATATCGGAAATCAAATTCAACTACTCGTTTAAATCGGATTCGGATTTGATATCCTTCCTCCAAAATACCTATACCATCATCGCTGACCAGTTTGAGAACTTCTTGTATTTTAACTATGAGAAAGTTACGCCATTCGATGCAATACAGGCCGAATACTCGGCCATGTCGGATTATGTCGCCAATAGGGAATTGAAGGTAATTCGAAATTCCTTGACCGCCGAATATCAGGCTTCCTATCCATCCTATGTAAAATTCATTGTCGATATTTTCAATTCCATTTTGAATCTGACGAGTGTTCAATCGACATACAATAAACAGATTGGGACATATTTCAAAAATGTAATGAATTTTGGAAATGGTCAGTATTATCCAATATTGTCTTGGAAAGTCTCGACTGAAAATGCTGGAGATTTATCCAAGCAGCCCATCCTATTGCTTAAACTAGCTGAGTCTCTTCCTGAAAATATTTCCGTAA